CTTCTGAACCCTGTAGTAAGCAATCGGCCTGTTGTCCTGGTAAGAGGTCAATTGAAAATAGAGGTAATCCTGGTTTTCGTCGCTCATCCTACATACTCCTTTATTTGCTCACCTGTGAATAATTTTGGCAAGGTGAATATTGCCCCATTTGTCCAGTTGTTACTTAAAATGTCAAACGTTTCCTGGTCAGAAATGTGTTTTTGACCAGCGTTCTCAACTGTATAACGCTTGCTAATAGAATCGATAAAGATTTTTGCCAATCTAGTAACTTCGGTGAACTCGCCGTTGCTGATTGTTGCCGAGCCAAGAACGCCCTCCAACGGCTGGGCGATGCTGTAAAAGTAAATGCTTTCGCTCATAAACTAAAATCCTCTCGGGGACTACTATACAACTGTACGGTACTAGAAGTCAAACGACTTCTTTACGGCCGGGGTTCCAACCGTGTTGGCAAAAGGCGGGATTGGGACGGTTGCCCACATGCTTCTCATTTGGGCTTGACCCTGAGTGTATTCTTCCGAGTTCGGGTCTTTTGTCCGTGTCGCTTCGTAGAGCGGGTGAACTTCGTCAATCATGGCGAGCGATGATGGCGTGTGGAACTGCAACTCAAACAATTGGTTTGTAACGGAGTCTTTAAAGACGCAGTTCATTCCACGGTACGAACTATCGGGGTTTTCGTTGAAGTAGTTCTTGTCCTTGCCCGGCACTAGTTCAAAGCCCTCTGAACGCATGGATTCAAGGGTGTCTTGAACGCCCTTCGCCCACTTATCGTCAGGGTAGGAGATGGTGTATCGAAGTGCGTCACCGATTCCTGTTGAAGCCTCTTCGATTGCCCCTCTTGGTGTGTCAAAAACGTCTTTTGAGTCAAGCAAAATCTTTCGAGTAAGGCTTTGGACTGTCTTTAAGCGGAATTCTGGCTTAATTGGTGTTCCACCAGTTTGGGCTGCTGCGCTTTGGATGGCACCAGTGATTCCACCAAACTTACCGTCACCAGTCTCCGCCTTCGAGGAGCGTGTGTAAAGCATCTTTGCGATTGAACGTGCGTAGCGATAGCGACTGCTGTAACTGCTTCCTCCGCCTTCGCCAACCGTGTACTGGTTCCCACGAAATGCGTGACCTGCGGACTCGCCCTTTTCAACAGGAAGTGCTGATTTTGTTGTGTCAAAAGTTTGGTCGGTCGGTACCGTAGCAACTTTTATATCCCTGGTCGGCGTAACGCCTGATGGCGTAATACTGCTAGAAGTTTCCCTCAAAGTTGGACGGGCGTTTGTCCAGTACGCATACTGGTCAGGAAATATAAGACCGCCACGGTTAAGTGCCATCATGTAGTCACGACTGGGCTCGTAGAGGCCGTCATACCCAGCAATTGCTGGCGTAGTGCTTGCTGACTTTGAACTGTCTCCCCAAAGCGCAATGCCTATAGCGTTTGCTTCATTTTGCGTGTAACCATTGTCTACAAGCATTTGCTTCAATCCGAGGCTGTCTGCTTCAGACTTACCGCCAACTGTTTCATCGCCAAGCATTGTCATTTTTGCCATGCCCTTTGAGCCAGCAACGTAAACATTGTCTGGGCTGTCAAAGCGATAGCGGAAGATTCCACCCTCACTGCTATTTGTGGCGTAGTCGTGTGGGGCAGAGCCTAGTTTTGACGATGAATAAAAAGCAGCACCCCATGCAGGGCCACCGTAACGAGGGGTGTCTCCATACATAAGGTTCGACATTTTTGCTGAAAGAGGCTGAGAGCCACTGCGTGTTGTCAATCCTGAGAAATAGCACGGGCTTGTCATCTTGTCGAACTCTGATGTCGGCACTACCTTTGGAAGAGCCGTGCATCCAATCATTCCAAGAATCGCAGCGTTTTCGGTATCCGCAGTTCCAACCTTTGCTTGCTTTTCAAGATTTTGACGATATGACTCTGGGTCGGTCAAAATCTTTGTCATATTTTGGTTGAACCTATCTACGTGGTCTGCTGGAACGCCAAGGAACTTGGAAATAGTCGAAGAGACTTCCACGGCTTTTTGTATTTTGGGGTCTAGCGCTGGTGCTGATTCTTCCCTCCCGCCTTGCGAAGAAGGAGTTTTTGAACGGCTCGCACGTTCAGAGGGGAGCGGGTTTCCATTTTCGTCGTACTTGACCCATTGGTTTCCGCCGAAACCGTGCCCCGGCTTTCGACCAGAGCCTTTTCCGCCCTTTGTTACCTCTAGAAACTTTGCTATTGAGTTTGGAATGTTTGACATTAGAGTTGATGCCTTCCTCTAAGAGAAACTGCTCGCATTTCAGTTGCCTTTGCGTTTTTTAGGCCGTCAAGAGCGGACTTGTAGTCAGATTGTGCTGATGAGTTCCCCGATGCAACTGCCTGGTCGTACAGTTTTTGATAGGAAGTAATTGCGTTCTCAAAAACATTTCTACTGATTCCGCTTCCATCATTTCCCGCACCATTTGTCGCAATGTATTCGTCAACCTTACTTGCAAAGTAGGGGGCGGAAACCTCCAAGAGATTCTGCGTTGCTTGGTCGTACTTTGCATTTACGTTGACAATTTTGTCAATGTTTTGAGCAATTTTTTGGGCGCCGTTAGTCGTTGTTAGGTCAAAGTTCCTAAATGAGGATTTTGCGGTTTCGTAATTACTTAGCGCTTGATTCGCTGATTGAAACCTATCGGAAATGCTTGCGCTTGAATCTTGTGAGTTTGCAAGTGCCGAGTCTCCGTCTGCAACGTACTTGTCTGTCTTGATTAAATTCTGAACCCCAGAAAGGCTTTCTTGCAGTGACTTCGCTTCCTGGAACGCACCTTGTCGGTAGATTCCGAGGCCAGAAACAAAGTCTTCTGAACCAGAGTTCATGTTTCTTGCATCAAGACCATCCACGGCTTTTGATGCTGAATCAAGAGCCGTGGATACAAGGGTGTATTTTGCCGACGGGTCGCTTTCGCTTTCAATTGACGGCAATTGTGATTTTGCTTTGTCAAGCGAAATAAGCCCTTGGGCATAACTCCTTGCGGAGTCGAGAGCATAAATCCTGCTTTGACTGTCATTCATTATTTTTGTTGTAAGCGTCGATAATGTCGGGTCATTTGTCTTGTATTTAATGCTTTGGGCTGTGTCGTACAGACTTCTTGCTGAGTCAATGGCGCTTTGTCCCAACGCTACAAATTTATTAATATCAGTTGCGGAGGAAAGATTTTTTATTGCGTCATCACTTGATGATTGAAGTGATGGTAGGTTTGCGATTCCAGACTTGACCGAAGTTTCTTCGGCGCTTTGCCTCAGACCGTTCAACTTATCGCTAACAGCCTTCTCATCGTCAGTCACGGAGTATCGTCTTTGCGGGGTGGCAAGACTTGTGGCCTTCAACGCTCTAATCGATTGTGTAAAAAGCCTTGACGACTGGTCCAGAAGAGCCCCCCTATTCGAGTCGTTTGAGGGGTCTTCTGCTTTGGTGGCTAGTTCATTAGCAAGTTTCTCGTATCCCTGTGAAACGGACGCTAATTGATTGTCTGCCGTTGTTGCTTCTGCTTTTAAATCGTTTGATTGATTGCGATAGTTGAGCGCTGTTTGATTGTCCCCGGCGACACGATAAGTTGCAGAAATGAAGTCCGCTATTTTGGACGCACTTTCCTCACTGCCCGATGAGAGAAATTTTACAAGGGACAAAGGACTAACGGGGTCTCCGTTTTGACCCTTTTCGATTTCTTCGGAAGCCGATGCCTTTTGGTCATTAACTGCTGAAATTGATTTTTGCAATGCGCTCTGGACTTCTGCCATTCGTGGCGCACGGATATTTCCACTCTTGTCAAGAAGGGTTCCGCCAGTTCCAGTAAGGGACTGAAAGCCTCTGTTTATTGCTTTTATTTGGCTATCACGGCTTACGCCTAAAGTGGCTCTTTTAATTTGTTCTTTTTGTTCATCTGTTTTAGCAAGAGCAGTTGCTTGGTTAAGCACGTCCTTTGCATCAAGGGATGAGTGAACCATTTGCGCAACGTTACCGACTGTTCGGTCTCCATTCCTGGAGTCAATTTCTTTGTTTTGGTAATAAGACTTACTTCCGAGTTCGGCTGCCGATTGGATGGCGTCATCAAACTTTTCGTATTGATTTCCATGGAAGGCGTGACCGGCCACGTCGCCTTTTTCAATCAAGGTAGGCGTGGTTTTGGTAAAAACAGGACTAATCCAGTTTTGGATTGCCTTTGTTATTGATTCGGAAGTAGACACGGTGTCCGTGCCCCTTACTAATTCTTCAGGCTGTTCGGGTAAAGAAGTGATTCGACGCTAAAAGCAGACTTGCTCATTGGGGCGCCACTTGAATCCTCTTCTGAGTCATCATTTGACGAGTCATCCTCAGAAGCACCCTCGTTTTTTCCCTCAGCAAGTTTTGTAGCCTTTGCGTTCTTTGCCTTACCCATTGCAACTGGTGTTGAACTGTCGTCCGATGAGTCGTCCGAAACGGTTCCGAGACCACCACAGTTTGAACACTGGTCGCTGTTGTCACCATTGCATGATGGGCAAAGTACGAGAAGCGATGCGTCCTTCTTGGTTGGCTTTGATGAGTCGTCAGCAGATGAGTCTTCGTCTGAACTGTCGTCTTCCCAAGGCTTCTTCCATTCAGTCTTTTGAGCCTTTGAAACCGAAGGCTTTGTCCACTCTTCTGGGAGCATGTCCACAGCGTTCAGTGCTTGTGCCTGACGGATGATGTGGCTCTTGGCCTTGGCGGGCGATGAAGCACGTCCAACCGACTGGATAGCGTTCTGCAAGTCACCCTTGTTTTCGATTGGGAATGAGCCGTCTGGGAGGGCCTTGCCTGCGTGAGCAAGTTCCATTCGCTTGGCGTTGCTGAATTCACGCTTCTCTACGCTACGGTTGTTGTCGGCCTCGGTTTGCATTTGGTTAATCTTTCCACGCAAACGACCGGCCTCTGAAGCGTGAGCCGAGTGGCCCTTCATGTCGCCAGCCTGACGTGCTTCTCCGGCCTTCTTTTCGTGGTCTGATGCAAGTTCTGCAAGACCCTCAATGGTCGAAGGGTCGCCAGCCTTTTCCAAAGAAAAGTCGGGAACCATTACACCGTTTTGGTTCATGATTTGCGAAGGCTTGACTTCAACGATGTCGTCTTCCTTGGTTGTTTCGCCCTCTGGAACCGAAGAGTCTTCTTCGACCATCTGGCCGTAACGGTTTGGAATCTTTCCCTTTGCCAGGTCGTTTAGTGAATCGACCGTAGCCTGTGCGAGGCCAAAAGCCTTGTTCGCAACTGCGAAGTTCTTGTCTGCTTCACGGAAGCCAGCGAGTGCGTTGTTATATGCCTTCTGAAGGGCGTCCTTGTTCCAAGCGGACTTAGATACTGCCTCAAAGTAAGCAACTTCAGTGGCCTTCATTGTCTCTTCGGCCTTTGCAAGGCGGAACGAAGCGTTGTCGAGGTCGACACGGGCAACGCCGAGTGCTGAATTGGCCTTGGCAATCTGCTTCAGGGCGATGTTTACGGTCTCGCTCTTGGCGACTGTTTGCTCAAAGGACACCGTTGTTGGGTTGCTGTTTGCGACACGAATCATTTTGGAAAGTTCCTTTCGTTTCCTTGAAAAATGCTACACCTAGATTTGGAAAATGGGGTTTTGTCTAGCCCTCGTTGAGCATTGACTGAGCAACACGGTCACGGGCGCTTGGTTCATAGTTAGCAGCACGTTGAGTTGCTTGAACTGCTGGTGCCCAAACATCGTCATCCTGGGTCTTGCTTGCAGGCATGTTGTAGATTGCGTTCCACTTCTTGTAGGCGAGTTGGTGCAGTTTTGCACCCTTATCGTCCCCACTCGACTGAGCCTTGCTTGCAAGTAAAGCATGCTGTTGCGCCATTCTCAGGGCGCCTTGCTGGTCATGAGCCGTTGCGAAGAAAGCGCCATCAGAGAGAAGGGATTGACGTGGAGTCCATCGGTTTGGGTCTTCCTGACGTACTGGTGCTTTTTCGCCCCCGCCTTGACCGCCTGTGTACTGGTTTCCATTAAAAGAGTGACCAACCATTGCGCCCTTGGAGACGCCGAGGAGGTTTTCCGTTGAGAAAGGGTTTGACATTATTAGACCTCTGCTACTGCGAGCGTTCCGCCCGATGCGCTACTGATTGCGGTTACGGCACCATTGAATGTGGTGAAGTTGACCGATGCGTTTGGTGCAAGGATGATTCCAGTTCCAGCAACTGCGGTACCGCCAAGAGACAGGGAAATGGTTGTCGAGCCAGTGTTGGTGAACCAGCATTGAATACGGTTCTGGTTTGAGGCGAGAGCCGTGACGCTTGTGGTGCTAACTGAAACATTGGCGTTTGGTGTGTTGGCTACCGTGTTCGACAAAACGGAGTTTTGGTTGTTGTACATAATTGTTTCCTTTGATTAGTCGTTCTTGGTTGCTGACTGCTCGGCCTTGACCTCTGCGTACTTTGCTCGCTTTTGAGCGCAGTCCGCTTCAGAAGTGCATGGAGCATCGCCGTGCATCTTGTGCCAGTTGTCGTGGTCTTGGTCGTGACGCATAACAGTTTCTAGTGATTCGTTTGCATCCTTTGAAACGGCGGATGAAAGACGGTTGTTAAACATCGTGATAAGGCTTCCGTTGTCCAGTCTTACGGCTGTCTCACGGCTCCAGTCAACTGGCTTGTATGCGCCTTCAACGTTTGTAGGAACACCGTCACCACGAGTCTTTACTTCGCTTGGGTGAACAACCGTTCCTTCCCTGTTGCTGTCAACGCCCGAGCCTTCGGAAACACGAACTCGGTCGCCAACTTTGAGGCTTCCTCTTCCGCCGTATGATTGTCCTGAAGTAAACTGGTTTCCGTGAAATGCGTGTCCCGCTACGTCGCCTTTGGTAAGTGGGTACAGAAGAGCATCGGTGCTAAAAACCGAAGGGGTTGACTTGTTGATTTCGTTGGCTACGTCGCCTTCGGCACGTTGCTGAACCTTCAGGTCGATAATCTTTGAGCGAATTCGCTGAGCCTCGTTGACGTGGTGGGCAACAGTTTCGGAGTCGCCCTTTGCCTTTGCTTCTGGGATTGCTTCGTCGTGAGCCTGGGCCGCTTCAAGGTAGGAATTAATCGCACTGTCAAAGTCCTTGTTCATTGCGTACTTGTCGCCGGTCTTTTCTGCGTTCGCCTTTGCAATCTTGTCTTCCCCCTTCAGAATTGGGAAAAAAAGTTCGTTTGTGCCGAAACCAGAAGACTTCTTGAAAGTAGAAGCGCAGGAGTTTGGAATTGTCGAAACGTTTGGATTGTTCGATGCGTCAATTGAGTCGTAGTAAGACTTGGCACGCTCGGTTGCTTCAACTGATGAGTTGAAAGCCTGACCAGCCAATTGGACGTACATGTCACGGTCGGCGTGGTCTGTGCGTGAAACTTGTTCGTACAAGTCCCGGGCAGCAAAGTAGGCGCTTGCTGCGGTTAGGCAGAAGTCACCGGCGTTCTTCAGGTCGCCATTCTGTGCTGAAATGTTTGCCTGGTTGCAAAGACCATCTGCAATAGAAATGTTCTTTTGCGCCATTGCGGTCAACTCGTTAGCAGTTGAACCACCGTAGTTCTTTACGATTTGGAATGGGTTTGTCATTGGTTTCTCCTTATGACAACGAAGCAGACAATTGCCATTGCCACTTGTTGTGTTGGTCGATTCGGTCTGCGAGGAAGTTCATGATTCCTTGCTGATTTTGTGCATTTGCCATTTGGAAGGCAATGTTTAGGCTTGTTAGAACGACTTCGTTTGCACTTAGAAGGTCTGGTACAAGAGTTTCCGGCGTGTAATCCGATGGTTGCGAGTCATCAATACTCGAACGTGCCGATAGGTCGCTCATTCGGAAGGGTGCGTAACCATTTGTTTTGCGGATGCACTCTGCCATTGGGTCAAGGCTTTCCAAAACGTCTTCGTAGATTTCCTCGAACTTGGCGTGCCACTGTGGGAAGTCCATTCCCGTTACGTTCCAATGGAATCCGTGGGTGCGGTGGTAAAAAACAGTGGCGTCTGCAAGTGCATTTCCCAGTGCCATTGGGAGTGTTGTTGCTGGGGTCATTGTGCTACCTGCGCTACTGGTTGTTCTGTTGGTGCCGGGGTTGCCGAGTATGAGGGGTCTCCCGTGGAGACACGAACATTGTCGATTGTCGTAAGGGCTTGCATGCACTTGTCGACAGCGGAGTCGGCTGTTGCACGGGCTGATTCTGCGGTAGTGCGAAGTCCCTGAATCTCTTCCTGGGTCGCATTTTGCTTTACAGCACGGGCGTAGTCGTGGATTGCCTTGTTCGCAATTTCGCAAAGATTACCGGCGTGGTGAAACATCGAATAGTTTTCTTTTGCTTCATTTCCAAGGTTTTTGTTCTTGTACCCGCCTGGGTTTTGGAGTTTGCTGGCTGCTTGGGAGGAGTGGTAAGCCGCTTCGTTGAGTTGACGCATTGCTTCGCCGTAGTCTGAGGTGCGAAGTGCGGTACTTGCAGACATTACGGCTGATTTTGCGCTGTCGAGATTCTGGGCGTAGTTAAATGTTTCCGTGCCCGGGCGTGAATCGTGTGTTTTACCTGCGCTTACACCGTTGGTGTATCGGTTGCCTCGAAAAGGATGCCCAGGATGCTCGCCCTTAAAGATTGATTCAAACCACGCTGAGATGGCTTCGCTTGTTGAATCGAGCATTGGACTTAGACATTTCTCTTCTAGTAGGGCAGTTACTTATGAAATCTTACCTCTATATTTACGAAATGTCGGTTCGGTTACTGCGGTGTAGACCCGTCCTCGCCCAGCCCGAAAGACGAAACTCTTTCTTCGAGGTTATTTGCGAATTCCGCAAATTGCAATCGAGAGAATGTTTTAATCAATTCTGGCGAGACACTCTGGTCTAGTTTTTCCTGCGCTTCAAGCGCCTTGGTGATTTTTATAGCCCTTCGTGCGGACTTTGAGTCAGTGGATGAACTTTTTTTATTCACTTCCCCGTGCGATTCGCTTGCATATCCCATTTTTTGGGCATAATCGGAAGCGGAACTTAGGGCATCGTTCCAATTCAGCCCAATTCGGTAGACAGGAAGGTCGAGTGAGGGGTTTGCAATTTTGATTCCAACCGCCCCAGCCCAGGTGTGGTTTCCGTCAATTATGTAGTTATCTTTTGAGATAAGAATTGGCTTTGTCTGTGGAATCCCGGCCTCTTTGTAGGTGTGGTACATCCATCCGGCTTGCGTTCCTGATATTTGGCCTTGAATCGTCTTCAGGTCTCTTGGGTCGACGTTCTCTTTTTCCACCGAAACGCCCTTTTCGTTTCTCAGGTAATCAAGGAATCCGTCTCGCTTGCTTGGTGGGATTTGTGGCATATCCGAGCGTAAGTAGCCCTTGCCATCCCCGCCAAACATTTCCTTACCGTCAACACGAAGTTTGCTGATGTCTGGTTGTCCGTTATCCAGTTCTTGCATCCCCTGGAGGAGGTTTGGAACATCTGCTTCGTGGATATTTGGGGTTTCCCCGCTTTTCAATTGGTCAGAGATTTTCCCTGCCCAGTTTTTGACTGATTCTGGTGAACCGTCTTCTGGGGAACTGTAAGAGCCCTCACCACCAGTCCACTGATTTCCGTGAAAGACGTGGCCCTCTACATCGCCCTTTTCCACTCCGACCTCATATGGAATCTTTGCTTGGTTGAAGGCGTTATTGAAGTCGTTGCTTACGTTGAAGTCGCTAGGGAACCACTTGGGCAGGTAGTTGGGGTCTGCTGTTTTCCAATCCTTGCTCTTGGCGTAGAACTGTTTTTGTGTTAGGTAGATGTGCGTTCCATCTCCCCTAAAATCAACACGGTCTACAACAAATCGCCCGCCAGTCAATAACTGAGTTCCAATGTGTTCTGGGTCAAGTGCTGAAAGTTGCGTTCCAATAGTTCCAGCGGGTGCGTGTAAATAAACGGCTTCGTTTGGATTTCGACCATACCGATTTGCCCATTGGTCGGCGTTTTCGCCAAACCCCGTGCCTTGTTGGTTAGCCCACGATGAAAGGGGCAAGTCCACAGTTTTACCTTCGGCAAACTTCTCCATAAAAGCATCTTTTGCGCCCGATAACTTGTCCAAAACTAAACCACGCTCAACCTCATTCGCCACGGGTGCAGAGCGTTCGCTAACTGCTTTCATAAAGTTATTAGCGTCTTGCTTCGCTTGCTGAACTTGTGCGTGGCTAAGTGGTATTGGTTCTACATAGGTTCCGTTTAGGTCTTTCCATTTTACTTTGTCACCAGCACTTAGTGTTTCACCGCCCATTCGTTTGTTTAGTTCGTATGCAAAAGCACTTTTGCGAACCAAATCTTCTTTGCTTGGCGAACCTAAGTATTCCAACCCCTCAGGGGCGTATCTAAATACTCCAAAATACAAGTTAGCAAGTTCTTTGGCTTGCCCATCACCAACTTCCCACTGATTACCGTGGAATTCGTGACCTGCGACATCGCCCTTTGCCAATGCACGATTTATCGGCTCTGCTGATACGCCAGTATCAGTATTAACTTTCTGGTTTGCAAAAATTTGGTCGCCAGTTGAAGTTGGCGCCGTTTCTCCCCACGAGGCGTAGGTGTCGCTCATTTGCAAGATGGAACGGTCATAAACCATGACATAACCAGAATTGGTATACTTGTAACCGCTAAGTGCGTCCGAGGAAGTTTCGTTAAGTCCTTCCGCAAGTAGGTCGGCTGTTCCCTTATCAAACCCGTTTTGTTTTAACAAATCGTTAAAGTTTGCCTCTTTGGAAAAGTTATAGTTTACGCTCCTGCCACTTCCAGCGTTGCTTGCGTCTGGGTTAGACCAGTCAAGCCTCATCTGCAAAAGCATATGGTCTCTAGCGTCGCCACGCTCGTTGGCGTACTCAACCGCTTCGCTTGGCAACTCGCTGGTGTAGAAGGCTGTTCCGTAAATTCCCCCACCGTATGTTGGGTTGTCGCTGTGCGCAAACCCCGCAACCACTTCTGCGCCTTTCCCTACGGGCGCTGAAAGTCCAGTAAATAATCTTTGATATTCGTCGCCCTTTGAAAACTCCGACTCACTTACAACCGAAGGTTTACCTAAGTTGCCGAGCATTGCCATAACTGCTTTCGCAGGGTCTGGCTTTCCGTTGGTTGGAAATTCGGCAAGAGCCTTTTTAAAACCTTCTGGGTTGCTGATTATTTTGGAAAGGTTTTCCGTGTAGTTTTCTTTTTCTTCTGAATTAATGGTGTGGTTAGACCACTCCGAACCCTCTATAGAGCGGGTTGTAAAAACATTATTTAAAATAAAATCTTTTGACCTTGCAAAGGCTTTGCCACTCTCACCATTTTCGTATTGATTTCCATGAAAAGGGTGTCCTGCAACATCGCCTTTTTTCACCTCATCTTGGCTGTTGAAGTGTGCGACCATTTTCTTTGCCCATGAGTAGCCAGCATCGCCACCCCAAGCGTCCCAAGCGACACGCCCAGGTGATGGGAAGCCGTTTTCCCCGGACTTAAACCCCTCGGCCTTTTGGTCTGGTTGGTGGCGGTCGAAATACGCCTTCATACGACGAAGGGTTTTCTCAGAAATACCGTGAGCATTTGCGAGGTCGCTTGCCCGCCTTCTTCCGACATTGGTAAAACCACTACCCGCCTGGCCGTCTTTTATCCATTCCAAAGCACGTTTAGCAGCGGATTGAACCCCACTAGGGGGTGTAAAGGTTTCTCCAGACATCGGACTCTCCTAGTTGGAAGGAGCCGTCTGCGCTACTGGGAATGTGGGAGGTGTTTCGTCGGTTTCTGGCATGTCAACTTCGATGCCAGCGCCTGTTCCGCCAATTGAGTATCCACGGATTTTGCCCTGCTTGACCAATTCCCACGCCCATGGCTTCCACTGAACTCCGAGGAAAACCGTTCCAGGGGGGAACTTAACGTTTGAAACCGAGCCTGTGTCTGCCTGAATCATTGGGACTTCGACTTCGTGAGGCCATGTCATGGCTTCAAGCCATTCTCCAGCAACGATGTCGACGTTGTGTTGCAAGCGGATATCACGGTCGCCGTTCTTCACATATCCCCAAAGGGCTTGCTGAAGTTCTTGCGGGTCAGTCCACTCTCCGTGTGCATCGCCACGGTTTGGAACGTACCAAGGCCCGAGTGTGTAGCGTTGCTCTGCATCTTTGCGAATCGTGTTCGGGATGCTGTCGTCCTCTACCCCTGAACTCTTTGCAACCTTTGACTTCTTGCTTCGCTTCTTGCGACCATCTGACCAAACTGGGGTGTCAACGTGAACGCCCTCTGCTGTTGGTCCGCTTGCGGGTGCGGGTGCGGGCGCAGGTGCGCCTGCGTCGCCATCCTTTTGCAAGGTGTTCTTTGGAACCGTAATTCCAGAGTCGCCAGCGAGGTCAATCTTTGACGAGTCGTCTGAACTGTCTGAACTGTCTGAGGCATCCTGAAGTTCTGCACTTGATGCGCTTGATGCACGAATTAATACGGGAACCATGTTCAACTTGCACCAGCCCGTTGGCTTGCAAGAAACCGCAACCCAATCGCAACCGTTGTCGCCCTGGGCAATGCAATTGGCGCATGTCATGCCAAGTGAAAGTTGTGGAGAAATGTCAACGTAATTGACATCGCTTGATGGGATTCGGCCAAGTTCATCAACCATGTCGTCTAGTGATTCTGCAATCTCAACTTGCCATGGGTCGAGGCCGTCTTTCCAATTCTCGCCCAGAATCGAGTCGTCGCTCGATGAACTACTCGAAGAAGACGAACTGCTTGAACTTGAAGAAGAACTGCTGTCATCTCCAATAAAGAAAATTGGAACTTCAGATGAGTCGTCGCTCGAACTTGAAGAACTGGACGAGTCGTCACTTGAAGAAGATGAACTGCTTGACGATGAAGAACTGCTTGAACTTCCGTCGCTTGAAGAAGAATCACTAGAACTTGAAGAACTGCTTGAAGATGACTCTTCGTCTTCGTCCGATGAGGAAATTGAAGAACTTGACGAACTGGATGAAGAATCAGTAGAACTTGAAGAATCACTAGAATCTTCGGCCTTTTTGCCCTGAACTGCGCTAAGAATTGATGCGACTGTATTGGGGTCTAGTTTTACCTGAACGGCGTCGCTGGTCGTCGAACTTGAAGAACTGTCGTCCTCTTCTGGGACGGGGGATGGGGCCATTGTGAACGGGAAGCCAATTGCCTTGTTCAAATAACGCTCCCATTCAGGGGTTTCCGACGAGCCACTGTTTGGAACAAGAACGAGAGAGATTTCCTGGCTGTCTCCAGCAAGGGCTAGAAGGTCTGCTGATGCGTAGCCTTCCTTCATCAGTGCTTCGGCGCTGTCACGAACTTCTAGTGCTACAGACTTGTTGGTAGCGATTCCGACAAGGGATACGCCCGAAACAACATCCACGACGTTCATTTTTTCCATTGAGGCTCTCTCCTTGGGTGATTTGTAAACAATGCTATCTCACTGTTTACAAAAACCCGTTTAGTTAGCGGATTGGACGCTGTACACCCTTGGGTGCGGAGGTCGGCGAAACTCGACGGAGTTTGGTGCCAGTCTTCTTTGGGGTGGAAGACTTAATCTTTCGGATTCTTAGCGTCATGATGTCGACCTCTGGTTGTTAGTGAGGGGACCGCTCATGCCACTTGGCGGACGCTTTATTGTTCCACCAGTGGTGATGTTTCCCTTTTTGCCAGTTGGCTTCAAGTTTGGCGGTGCCTCGCCGGTGTACCCAGCCGAGGTGATATTTGCCTGTAGCCCTGAGCCACCTGATTGGTCACTCAAACCACCTTGTGGGTTTTGGATGTCTGTAACCTCAGTGCCTTCTTGTGAAGATGCGTCGATTGAGCCCTGGTTTGCAGTCATGCCTGGCTCTTCGTCGGATGTCATCATGCCATCTGCATAGCGCTGATTTTCCGCAGCGCCCTCTGGCTCTGCACGGAATCCTGGCAAACCAGCCAATTCTCGCAAGTATTCTTCGAGGTTGTTGTCTGGCGTAATGAGTTGGCTCTGCGAAAGGTTGAGCAAGAACGCACCAAGTTCCTGGAGGTCGATTGCTGAAACCTGACCATACGTCAAGGTCGGCATGCGTGATGAGTCAAAACCGTTGAGTGCCATAAGTCGTGGAATGGCGTGGGTGTTGAAAATCTCCGCAATGAGTCGAATCCATGATTCAACGGCTGCGACGAAGAGGTCTACTTTGGAAGTTCCGAGGGCGAATGAACCAACCGATTCGTGTCCAAGCATGATGAAGTCCGCAAGAACCGTCATCGCAATGTGCTGATTGTAACGAGTAATGATTTGGTCAGTGTTGAACTGACGTGTTCCGCCCGAGTTGAGCAACTTGAAGTCCACGAGTGGCTTGCCGTTTTCGTCGAAAATCGATGGAAGGATTACGCCTTCGGTCTCATTGCGCTTAACGCCACGAACAATGCGCTCCATGGCTTGAAGTGCTGCTTTTTCGGCGGGTGTTGCGTTTGCACTCATCCACTCTGGCGGTACATATCCAACCGGAAGACCCGCAAGGTCACGTTCGATTCCAACCGCTTCAAACTCTTCAATGCGACGCTTGTAGTACCAAGATTTGAAGGCATTACGGAGTACTGAGCGACCCTCTGGGTTTCCACGAGCAGATGTTGTGCGGAAGAGAAGGGCCTTCTCGATTGGGATAACGTTCAGGCGACCCGTTGTGGGGTCACGCTGAATCATTGCCTTAATTCCACCGCTCTCGTCGAACTGCCATTGCCACAGGGAGTCCTGCGAGCGCATAACAATCTTTCGCCATCCAACACCATTGTCGTTGTACTTTGAGCGCTTTGATGGGTCCTTCTGGTCGGGGCCTTGGCGCTTCTTGTAGACAATTTCAAAGAAAGACCAGCCGTATGGTAAAAACGAAAGAATCGCAATCATCAATTCGTGCCATGAGTGGCTCATGTCGCCCATGCACTGAGTTACGAATTCGGCTGTTGCTCGGTCTTCATCATTGGGGGTGTTGCCAGTTGGGTCGTCATAAGGGTCGATGCGCCAGTTAACCTGGAGGATTACACGTTCGATTGCGAAAAGAATTGCCCCAATGATTGGGTCATTCTCTGACATGTCACGGTAAGCAATTTGGGCCTGTTTGCCTCGGAGTTGAGGAAGGATGTCGTCAATGACGAAGCCACCCGTGCGCCATAGACCGCTGGCGCCGAGTTCGCTAAAATTATCAACCTGATAGGATGGGTTTTCGTTATCGGGCATCTCTACTCCGTGCGTCTATTGCCTTGCTCGCTTCTATAAGGCTACTACCCTTTTTTAAAGCAGAACTAATTCTCCGTCTCTGGGTGGGAGAATGTCCTCCCCAAACGCCCCAGGGCTCTTCCAGGCCGTCTTTGAGGCACTTGTAACGAACCGGGCACTGGAGGCAGAGTTTGCGAGCCGGGATTAGGTGGTTTCCGCCGTGCGTTGTTGATTCGGGGAAAAAGACTTCGAGATTCTTGGCTTCGGGGGCATCCCGGCAAAGCGCTTCAAAATGCCAAAGTGGTTTTTGGAGTGCTAAAAAAACATCCAGCGCAATGAATTCATATTTGTGTTGAGGCGGTTCCACTATTGGAACCCCTCATATGCGCTGTCTGCCTTGTTCATGTAAATGAACTATACAGCAGTGAACTACATCAATGTAGTTTTTTTTGGCGATAAGCACCACTTGGGTCGGTTGACCCGTTGAAGGGGGACAAGTCGTCTTTCACAGGTGGAGGTAAAACCTGCTAGGCCCAAGTGGTCTTATCTATACGGTTAGCGTCGAAGGGTACGCTACCGACCTAAAACGGCTCCTCGTCAAAGGCGTATTGCTCTGACGGTGCCGGTGAACGCTGAGGACTCGACTGGCGAGCCTGTTGTGGGCGCTCGTAGTTGTTGTCTGGTCGCTCCGTCTTTGAAACCAAGACAGTCGCCCAACGGACGCTTGCCCCAACTTCTTCGGCGAAGATTTGAACTGCGCTTCGCTTCTGACCGTCCGAGGTCTCCCAGTTGCGTTGCTGGAGTGTTCCAGAAACAATCAAGCGGTGTCCCTTTGAAAATGAGTTTGCAATGTTCTCTGCCAAGTCGCCATATGCAACGGCGTCAAAGTAGTGAACGGTGTTTTCCCATTCGCCCTGAGCATTTTTCTTGCCCTTGTTTACTGCGATTGAGAAGACTAGGTAGGCTTTGCCTGAATCTCCGAACTTCAATTCTGGGTCCTTTACTAGGTTCCCAGTGATGGTGATGTTGCTATCGGACATTTTGTCCTGCTTTCTATATTTGTGTTTTTACTTTTTTTTGAAAACGTCCGGCTCCATTACGAGTTCACGGACAGCCTTTATAGTAGCAAGACTATGAGCAACTTGTCCACCTTTGTTGTTAGCAATTTGTCGGCGGACTTCCATTTTGGGTAAATCAGTAATATCGCAAAGCCAGTCAACGGCTTCATTCAGCATGGAAAGTCGCAAACTATCCAACTGAACAGCAGCACGAAGCCCTTCTTCCAATGCGATGTTTCTCATCTCTTGATTGTTAAGGGGTTCTGATGACATTCCGTGTTCCAATGCAGTCTGTTGCCAAAGGCTAACACGTTGCTTCAACTACCCGACGGTTCCTTTAGTGGTGTTCATAAAGATTTGGAAAACATGATGGGCACTTGTCCCAGCACGTTTCTCCAACGTCGATACATCGTTCAATTAAATGAGGGTCGTTGTAGGCGATGGAGCAACGCTGGCAAACGTGAGCAAGGTTTGTTAGCACTCGTGACGTAACTAATTTTTTCCCTGAAAATGGCTCACTTGGTTTTGGTTTATGTGGCTTTGCTGATTTGCGCCTTTTTATTTTTATCGGCGATGCTTCCTCTAGGTCGTCAGTGGATATGCGATACTGCCCTTGTTCATTCAGGCTCGCTTTAAGAACCCCTTGGCGTATCGCTTCGTAAATGGTCGCCCGTGAGAGCCTCGCCCTATGAGAGGCTTCCCGTACCGTTAGAAAATCAGATAACAACTCTGTGGCTTGCTGCAAGGGTTCGCATGCTTTCTAGGTTGGTTCTTGATGCGCTTAGTGCTTCACGCAACGTTGAGAGATTGTTCTTTGCAAGCATTGCGTTCTTTCTAAGTTCTGCTGTTCGCACCGTTGCTTGGTCGTCAACAACGTCGACGGTTGCCTTGGTTTGGGTTTGATGCGCTTCATAGCGAACCGTTAGGCGCTCTTGTGCGAAAGCGATTTCGTAGTCCGTCTCTGCGATGGCCGCTTGGCGACCGGCCTCACGAATCTCGTCTACAAGGCTTTCAATGTGGTCTTGGTACTGCTCGATTTTTGCTTGAATCTGTTCTGGCGTTAACACGCATTTCCCTTCAAAAATAAAACGCTAGAGGCAGGATAGCCCCTAGCGCATTTGGTTGCAACTACTAATTCAAATCTTGCTGATTCGAAGAGCCCAACTCGTGTAGGGGCTAACTTCAATTCCGCCTACTTCTTCTTGCAACTTGGAAGAGTAGTCGTATGCCCAGTCATCAAATCCTGATTCCCACATCAAAACCTGAACGCCGTCAATCTCACCAATTGATGGGTAGTTGATTTCTGGCTCATCTTCCAGGTACCAAGCGAGGTCCTTCTTCATCTGTCGAAGGCACTGCTCCATTTTGGACTTACTTACTTCTTCTGTCATTACCGGCATACTTTCTCCCTTAACTAAACCGTACTCTACAAGCATACAGACAAACTAGACAAAAATCAAACATCCAAATAATTGACTTTTTGACTAAACCCCTGTACACTTGTCAGGTAGGTAAAAACGACTAGGGAGGTCAGATGCCTAAGACAGTAATTAATGGTTTGCAGATATTGGACGTTCGAGACACTGACCCAAAGTGCGGTTGGTACGTTCGTTGCGAAAATGAAGACCACCAAGATTTCTACGCTTACTTCTCAACCCTGCGTGACGCAAAGTCTTTCTGCTTGCAGAATGTCAACGAGCGTGAGTGGTCTGTTCCAGGGTGCGTTGATTGCAAGGAGTTGAACTAATGAAACTAAAAAGAATCTGCGCTGGAAGTTACCTGTCATCAGACGGAAAATATTATGCGGTTCGCATGGACGACAACGGCTGGTGGTCAGTTGGCGAAGTACCTGGGACACACATTGCTGACTTC